AAAGAAAATTAATTAAAAATATTAAATCAGTTTACAGAGCAAAAGGTACGGCAAGAGGCCATCAAATGTTCTTTAGATTGTTATTTGGTTTAACTTCAGAAACAGTTTATCCTAGAGAAAATATGTTGCGTGTTTCTGATGGTAAATGGACAACAAATAAAGTTTTAAGAGCAATACAATCATCTAATCAATCTGGTGACCCTACAGATTTAGTAGGTAGAACAATCACAGGCGAAACTTCAAGTGCAACCGCTATTGTAGAAAGTGTACAACAATTTCAAATTGGTGAAAATTTAGTTACAGAATTTATTTTAAATGATGATAGTATTAATGGTACTTTTCAAACAAGTGAAGTTGTAAGAGGTACAGCTTTAGGTATTGATGATACTTTTATAAAATTAACAACAACAGGTATTCCTGGAATAATTACAATTTCAAATGACGGTAGTTTATATAATGTAAATGATAGTGTAACAATTACAGGTGGTGGTACAGGTTCAATCATTCAAGTAGATGCAATTGGTAATGGTGGTATTACAGATTTTATTATTGATAATGCAGGCACAGGTTATGAAATTGGTGACAGTTTAGTATTTAATAATGCAAATACAAATGGCGGTGCAGCTTCGGCTGAAGTTGCTGTGGTTAATGGTGGTTTTACACAAGAAGAATCAACTTCAACGGAAGATGACCATATTGTTTTAGAAGATGAAACTGTAAGAGGTGATAACTATACAGGAAATAAATTAGTACAAGAAAGTGGAACAGGTGTCGGTGATATTACAGACATTCGTATCATTAATGCAGGTTCAAATTACACAACTTTACCTACAATTACAATTACAAGTACAAGTGGTGCAGATGCTTCAGTTATTGCTTATGGTGATGAAATTGGTAAAGTTCAAGGATTAAAAATTGTAGAATCAGGTGCTGAGTATCAACAATCTCCTACACCACCCACTTTAACATTACCAACTTACATTTTAGTTAAAGAAGTTTCAGGTTCTATTGTTGCAGATACAACAGCCACATCATTAGATAGTTCTAGTTCAGGTATTACAGCTACGGTAAGTTCATTTAATTCTGATTTAAAAATTGTTAAAGTTATAGATGCAACTGGCACTTTTGAAGTTGATAGAGAAATTACATTTAGTAATGGTGCATCAGCTACAATTGCAAAAGTTGATGGTGCAACTTCTACAGTAACAGTTACAGCTGTTGCAGATACAGCCGGTACTTTTGTTAACCAAGATGGATGGATTTCTGAAGATGCAATGAGAATACAAGACAGTTTATATTACCAAGACTTCTCGTATGTTATTAAAGTTGGCCGAACAATTAATGATTGGCGAGATAGTTTCAAAAAGACAATGCACACAGCTGGTTTTTATTTTACAGGACAAGTTAATATTGAAAATCAAATTAGTGCTCAAATTAGTTCACCAGTTGAGGGCATTGTTTCAGGCATTGAAGAAAGTCCAATCTTTGGTGTTATTGCAACTCTATTCTCTACTATCTTTGGTAGAAGATTAGGAACAGTAGATGATGGCACAACATTAAGAACAAATCCAGAATTAGGTGTGGATCCAGATTTTGATGATAGTACAAGTGAACACTTTACACCTAATACAAGAGATGTAACTTTATTAAGAGATTATACTTTAATCATTAACTCAGGTAGAAACTTATACAATATCACAGCCAGAGGTAATGATTATATTAGAGGTTATGCTTACGGCGGTCCTAAAATGGGAAGTTTAGACATATATAATAATCCATTTGCATCAAATAATAGATTTGGTGGTAATCATACACATAATAGACAAACTGCCTACACAAGAACAAAAGGTACAACGGTTATGGTAACACCAATGACTATGGCTGCTTGGGCACAACACACAATACAAGGTTTTAACGATACATCTATTGATGGTACAGGTGTTCAAATACGAGATTATGCAATAGACCATATGAAAACTTATATCGCATATCCTAGTTATGTGACAGCNACAGTACCAAATTTAGGTTTTGACCAAACAGATATAACATTTGATGAAACATCATTAACTTTTGATAACACATAATCGCAAAACTTGTATAAATATTAGGGAATTTAAGAGAGTAATCAATGGCAAAACAAACTATTAACATTGGAGTTACAGCTGATGACGGAACAGGTTCTACTATTAGAGCTGGTGGTGATATTATCAATGACAATTTTAATGAAGTTTATAACTTATTAGGCGACGGTTCTACTTTATATTCATGGACTTTTACAAATACTACAGATACAGTAGTAGGCCGTGACACAACCGATACTCTTACTAATAAAACAATTTCAAGTGGTATTGTTGCTACAAGTTTAGATTTAAATGCTAGTGAATTGATTTTAGATGCAGACGCAGATACATCAATTACAGCAGATACAGACGACCAGATTGATATTAAAATTGGTGGTAATGATAGAATTACTTTACAATCTGGTATTATTGATTTAAAAAATGACGGTGCAGAATCACAATTAAAATTATATTGTGAAAGTTCAAATGCACACTATACACAAATTCAAGCTTCACCACACGCAAATTATGGTGGTGGTAGTGTAACAGTTGTCGTTCCGGCAGTTGCAGGAACATTAGCGTTAAAACCAACAACAACTAACGCAACAGGTGATGGTTCTACGGTAGCTTTCACTTTAACTAATATAAATAATGATGTAGATAGCATTATGGTTTTTTTGAACGGAGTTTTACAACGGCCAACTACAGATTATACCGTGTCAGGTACAACACTAACATTTGGTACGGCACCTGCAAGTGCGGATGCTATTACAATTAAGGAGTTTTAATAAATGTCAAATAAAATTAAAGAATCAAATATCACAGATAGTGCTGTAACCACAGATAAGATTGCTGACAACGCTATTACTGCTGATAAGATTGCTCCTGGCGCTGTTGTAGCAACTGATGTTGGTGCAGAAGTAATTACTGGTCAAACAGAATTAGCTGAAGCGGCTAATAATGCTGACACACTATTATTACATGATACATCAGCAAGTTCATTAAAAAAAATTACAGTTTCAAACCTAACTGCTCAAGCGGGTGACGGCTTAGCAAAATCAAGTTCAACACTTTCAGTTGACCCCGATAATGCAACAACATTAGAAACGGCTATTGCTTCAGGCGACTTAATATTAGTTTATGATGCTTCTGCTGGTGTTCTTAGAAAAGTATCACAAACAAACTTTTTAAATTTTCCAACCGTATCATCCGTTTCGCCTACAAATGCAACATCAGGTGACGGTACAGGCAATTATACCTTTGTCATTACAGGTACAGGTTTCACAGGCGCAACAGCATCATTAATAAATTCTTCAGGCACAACTGTTTCTTTTGATAGTCAAACTGTAGATAGTTCGACACAAATTACTGGTGTGATTGCTAAATCAAGTTTACCTGGTTCAGGTGAACCATATGATGTAAGAGTATCGGCGGCTTCAGGTTTACAATCAACTATAGAAAATCAAATTAATATTGACCAACAGCCTGTTTTTAGTACGGCAGCTGGAACATTAGTGACAGTAGCTGATGGAGATAGAGGAAGTTTTAGTGCAATCACAATTTTCGCTTCGGATCCAGAATCAGGTGGCGATGTAACTTATACACTAGAAAGTGGTTCTTTACCAGCAGGATTATCTGGTACTTCTACAAGTTCAGGCTATGTTATCTCTGGAACACCTAGTCAAGTTGGTTCTAACACAACTTCTACATTTACGATTAGAGCTTCAGATGTTAACTCTAACACAAGTGATAGAGAATACTCAATCGTAGTACAAGCGCCAGTAACTCAAACATTTACTTCATCTGGTACTTTCTCAGTACCAAGTGGTGTTACAGCAGTAGATGTATTAGTTGTTGCCGGAGGCGGTGGCGGCGGTTGGGATAGAGCTGGTGGCGGTGGCGCCGGTGGTCTTATCTTTAGACCAGGATTCCCTGTAACTCCAGGCGGAACAGTTTCAGTCACAGTTGGTGATGGCGGTCCAGGAGGTTTAAATCCTGGAAATCCTAATTTATCACCTACACAATCTCAAAAAGGAACTACAGGACAAGACTCAGTATTTGGAACACTTACTGCTAAAGGTGGCGGTGGTGGAGGTGCTGCTAGTCCATGTCAACCAGGTAATTCTGGTGGTAGCGGAGGCGGTGCGGCTTTTCCAGGTACAGCCGGTTCAGCAACTCAACCAACACAAGGCGGAGATTCAGGCACATATGGATTTGGAAATCCAGGCGGTAACTCACCAGGTCCAGCAACAGGCGGTGGTGGAGGTGGCGGCGCAGGTGCGGCCGGTTCATCTACAGCACAACCAAATTCAAATCCAGGAGGTCCAGGCGGTGTAGGTAGAGCATACACTATTGCAGACGGCACAACTTCAGTTTACTACGCAGGTGGTGGTGGAGGTGCTCCTTCAGATTTAACAGTAGCGGCAGGTCAAGGCGGTCAAGGTGGCGGAGGTACAAGTGGTATTTCGGCTAGTCCAGGTTCTCCTGCAACAGCGGGGCAAGCAAATACAGGCGGCGGCGGTGGCGGCGGCGGAAATAATCCAAACACAGTACCAATGGCACAAGGAGCTCCAGGCGGTAAAGGTATCGTTATTGTGAGATGGTCTTAAAAAATGATTATAAATATAATTAGAATTTAAAAGAGGAAGATATGCCAGCGATTATTACAAACAAATTTAGAATACACAATGCAGAGCAATTCGTAGAATCTTTCTCCGAAGCATCTCCAAGTGTATATCACATGGCTATTGGCCGACCACAGGCTTATGGCACAAAGACAAGAGGTGATAGTAGAACAGAAGCCGAAGGTTCTGATACTTCTCCTTTAACTCCAGTCGATTCAGTCAAAGATGAATTTTATTATTTTGATGATTTATTGGCTGCAAAAAGAATTACAGCTTCAGATGTATCATATTGTATTCCAAGAAGAAATTGGACTACAGGCACAACTTATGATATGTACAGACACGACTATGGTAATAGAATAACTGGCACAACAACTACTCAAACTTCCAATAGTGGTGCATCTACTCTTTATGATTCAACTTTTTATGTACTTAACAGTAACAATAATGTGTACAAATGTTTAGATAATAATAGTAACTCATCTTCAACTGTAGAACCAACTGGTACATCTACATCTATTTTAACAACAGGTGACGGTTACAAATGGAAATATATGTACTCATTATCAGCATCACAACAAGTTAACTTTTTATCAACTGACTTTATGGCAGTTTCTACAGATGCTACGGTATCTTCAGCTGCGACAGATGGTGCAATTAATATTGTGACAATTAAATCTGCCGGTTCAGGTGGTACAGACGGAACACATACAAGTGTGCCGATTAGAGGCGATGGTTCTTCAGGAACAGTTTCAGTAACAATTTCATCTGGTGCAATCACAACAGTAACAGTAACAAATGTGGGTTCAGGTTACACTTATGCTTATATTACAGCAGCTGACATTATTGCAGCTGGCGGTACAGGTATTACAGGTGCAGAATTAGATTGTATTATTGAACCAAAAGGTGGTCACGGTTTTAATGCAGTACAAGAATTAGGTGGTTACTATGTAATGACAAACACTAACTTTGAGGGTGATGAATCTTCAAACTCTGGTGACTTTACAGTAGAAAACGACTTTAGACGAGTTGCAATTATTCGAAATATCGAATCAGGCGGTTCTGCTTCAACTTCTACAACATTGAGAGGAACAAAAGCAGTTCTATTAGCAAGTAACTCAGGAACATTTACAAAAGACGAAGAAATTAATCAAGCAACAACAGGTGCTGTAGGTAAAGTAATTGAACACGATACAGTAAATAATATTTTGTATTACTTACAAACTAGATTTAATGATGAGGGTGTAGATAGTAATGGTGATTTAACGGCCTTTTCTGGTACAAATACAATCACAGGACAATCTTCAGGTTCAACTGGTGTACCTTCAACTACGACTGGCACGACTAACAATGTGTCATTTACTTCAGGTTATGCAAGTTCTGAAATTGATGCAGACGCAGGTGATGTTATCTATGTTGAAAATAGAGCACCAATCACAAGAGCTTCAGACCAAACAGAAAATGTTAAATTGATTATTGAATTTTAAGAGGGAAATAGATGCCAAGTCCAACTGACTTTAACCTCACGCCTTATTATGATGATTATGCTGAATCTAAAAAGTTCCATAGAGTTCTTTATAGACCATCATTTGCAGTACAGGCGAGAGAGTTAACACAATCACAAACGATTTTACAGAATCAGATTGAAAGATTATCTGACCACATCTTTAAGCAAGGTGCAATGGTCATTCCTGGTCAAATTTCCTACGATTTAAATTACTATGCAGTAAAATTATCAGCTAAGTCGGCGTCTTCAATTACAGACTATAATGGTTTAGTTGTCACAGGTGCAACTTCAGGCGTAACAGCAAATGTTGTAGGTGTTGCAGCTACAGACGGTACAGACCCGGATACACTTTTCGTAAAATACACAAATTCAGGTACAGATAATGCCACAGT